ATACGTTCATACGCATCTACAATAATTTCATCAATAGAAAAGTCCTGGTCAAAACTATATGCTCCAGAAGTAGTATTTGCCATTAGAATTCCTATCCATAGTAAACAGTTACATGTGTTACTGCTACATTCGTAACTTTTAAACTTGTGTCAGCTCTAATCCCTGTTCCTGGTAATTTTATGTGTCCAGTAACTGGTGATAAATACCCGGACACATTTGTAGCCGGTGTATTAACTACCCACATTGCTGTTGTATTGTCATTAACTGTTATTGTTCCAGCTGCAACATTCGTTGGTACAACCCACGAAAGTCCTAATATTCTCGCTGGACCATTAAAGACTGTAGTAGTCGTAGCTGATGTAATATTAACTGTTTTTATGTCTACGGGATATCCCATAATTTTTCTCCTTAGTCGTGAGCTCCCGAAGGAGCTCACATTATTTTATTAACTTAGGTTT